CAAGTGGTTGTGAGGACCAAAACAAAATAAGGAGGAACATCCAATGAGTGAAATCAATCGAGAACGAATGTCCTTGATGGTTGAATGTGAGGATTGCAAACAGAAGTTTGAGATTACTTCAGGTGAAGCTGCGCATTCGGTAACCCACAAGAAAGAGTTCAATGTAAATGGTCAATCAATATTCCTTACATATTACGATTGCCCAAGTTGTGGCAGACGCCATTATGTCCAAATTGATGATAAGACGTCCCTTAATAAATTGAGAGAAGTTTCTCAGCAGTTTGTTAAGTTGTCTGTTGCAAAGAAAAAGGGCAAAACAATTCCACAAAAGCAATCAGCTAAATTCAAGAAAGCTCGACAGCACCTGTCTGACTACAGGATGAATCTTATGAAACAATACACCGGTAAGTTGATTCACGACAACGAAACGGATTCTGACTTTGTGTTGAGGTTTTCAGTATGAGCCAGAAAATGACAAGAGTAAAATGTGATGAATGTGAACATGAGTTTATCTTGGAAGCTGTGGGAATACATGAGGCCATTGTTCAATTGAATGGTGTGCCAGTTACCTTGGTTTATTTTGCGTGTCCAAAGTGTAATAAGATTTACCGTATATCCATTCAGGATAAACGTTATTATGAACTTAAAGAGGACCTTGAGAAAACTAAAAAGAGGATTCGAAGAAATCATGGTAGCAATAATGATGAGATGGCAAGGATGCTAAATTCTATGGTTGTCAGAAAGCATGAACGCTTGAAGGCATACGTTGACAAAGTGAATAAGATGTTCCCAGGGACGTTTACCTTTGTGGCGTCTGAAAACAATCAAGAGGAAAAATCTATCAAATATCTACCATGAGTATCATGGAACAAGGAGGAAAATCAAAATGGCTGACGAAACCAAGAACAACAACCTCACTGATGAGGAAATCGAAGAGAACGAGGACGTTGAAGACCAGGACAACAAGGATGATTCTGGAAAGTCCGGTGATGATAAATCCGGTAAGGGTGATGATAAGGGTTCCAAGAGTGGTAAGACTTTTACTCAGGACCAGGTAAATCGTATGATGACCCGTGAGAAAAATCAGGGTCGTAATGCTGTTTACAAGGAGTTGGGTATTGACCCTAAGGACACTAAGGCTATTGCAATGGTTAAGGCATTGATTGATAGTCAGAAGACCGATGAGCAGAAGGCTGCCGAGAAGGAAACCGAAAATCAGACCAAAATGAACGAAGCCGAGCAGAGAGCTCAGGTTGCTGAAGCTAAGGCTGAAGCTATGATGTTGGGTGTTAAGACCCAGTATGTGGATGATGTGGTTACTCTTGCACTTGCAAAGATGACCGAAGATTCCGACCTGAAGACTATCATCGGTGAGTTCAAGACTAAGTACCCTGTTTGGTTCGGTGAATCCGAAGAGGATGACGATAAGGGCAAGGGTAAAGACACCAAAGGTAAGACTGGCCAGAAGGGAACCGGTTCTTCTGTCAAGACTTCTAAGGAAGATAAGAAGGCAGATGAAAAAGGTTTGGGTGCACGTCTTGCCGCACAGCGCCGTGGTACTGGTAAGAAGTCCAGCTACTGGGGCAATAACAAATAAATGGAGGTAATGAAAGATGCTGAATCGTAGTGGTATCACTAAGACGGGCTTGGCGGCAACTAAGCAGATTCTTGCCAATGTTGACCTTCAGAGCTCTGTTGGTTGTATCGTGCCTCAGACTCTTGGTGTTGCTGTAGGCTCCAAGAAAATCGCAAAGGCAGGTACTCCTATCAAGATTGACTTGATGAATCTTCAGACCGCAGCTGTTAAGGCTGATGGTGCTACAGCTCTCAATGCCGTGTTGCTTCACGACGTTGATGTAACTGATGGCAATGCTAATGGCACTGCCCTGATTTTTGGCTTTGTGAATGTGAATCGTGTGGATTCTGATGTTGCTACTGCAATCACTACTGCAGCTGCAGCTGATGGTGCTTCCCAGAAGATTACGTTCATGAAAGCGTAAGTAAAGGAGGACAAAAGAGATGACTATTTTCGATTTGATGCAGAGCGTTGAGCTCGTTGCATATTGGGAAGAACTCACTCAGGATGAAGCTCCTTATCCTTGTGAGGAACTGTTCCCGGATGATAAGAAGAGAGGCATTTCCCTTAAGTGGATTAAGGGTTCCAAGGGCCTCCCTGTCGTACTTAAGACTTCTGCTTTTGATGTGCATGCGATTCCTCGTGCACGTATCGGCTTTGATAAGCTCACTGCAGAAATGCCTTACTTTAAGGAATCTACCTACATCGATGAAGAGCTTCGTCAGGAACTCAATCTTGTTCTTGAGACTGGCAACCAGGCTTATATCGATTCCGTCATGAACAAGATTTTTGACGATGAAACTCGTCTGCTCCGTGGTGCTGCTGCTTCTCGTGAGAGAATGCGTATGATGGCACTTACTACCGGTATTATCTCTATGGCTGCAAATGGCCAGAGCTTCACTTTCGATTACGGTGTAACTCATAAGGGTAATGCTGCAGTTGCTTGGTCTGACCATGCTAACTCTGACCCTATCGAGGACATTCGTGTTGCTAAGGAAGCAATTCAGGATGAGACCGGTGCTGTTATCACTCGTGCTATGTGTGATGGTGCTACTTGGAGAAACATCCGCAACAATGATAAGATTAAGAAGGCAATCTTTGTTCTTACCAATGGTGCTGGTGCTATTTCCGATAAGCAGCTTCGTCAGTACATTATGGACGAGCTCGAAATCGACGTTATGGTTAACGATAAGCGTTACAAGGATGAGAACGAGCAGACTGCTAAGTTCATGCCTGCTAACACTTTCGTTATGTTCCCTGACGGCGACCTCGGCAAGACTTGGTTCGGTACTACTCCTGCAGAGTCTGACCTCATGTCTGGTTCTGTTGCGAACGTATCTATTACCGATACCGGTGTTGCAGTTACTACTGTTCAGAAGGCTGACCCTGTTCAGGTTGAGACTATCGTTTCTATGATTTGTCTGCCTTCCTTCGAAGCTGCTGACCAGGTTTACATCCTGGACACTACTGTAGCTTAATTAAGGAGGTACGAGCATGGTTAAGATTACGAATGGTGTAAATGTGTTTGAAGTGACTCGTGGTGCCTTTGACGGGATTTACTCTCGTCAGGGGTATACCATCATGAATGAGAAGGCTGCAGAGGGTGCAAAGACTCCTGAAGCTTCTAAGGCTCCTGAAAAGACTGAGGATGAGATTTTTGTGGAAGAGATTCTCGAAAAGCCTATTTCTCAGTGGAATAAGGATGAAGTGAAGCGTTTTGCTGGTATCAAGGAGATTGACATCACCGGTACTAAGAACGCCAACGAAGCCAAGGAGATTATCAAGTCCTTCCTCGAAGCTCAGGAACAGGAATAAGAGGTGAACCCATGACGGATATTGAGAGGATTAAAAAGGAAATACGAGAAGCTCAGTCTCCGTACTTTGACGAAGATGACTTCCAGTACTACCTTGACAAGAATCATGGCAATGTGGATGCTACCATCTACGAGATGCTTATTATCAAGTCTGAAGATTCTACAATATCTGTCAGTGGTTTGTCCACTCAGGACACTTCAGCTTATTTTAAGCGTCTGGCCTCTCGTTACAAGCCCTTCAATTCTGGCATAATGCAGGATTAGGAGGTGTCCCATGATAAATACGAGATTTGAGGCCTATAAAATCAAAAGAGAGTTAAAACGAAGCGGTATTGATTACGAGTTTAAGAGGAAGAAAACGAATGATTTTGGTGAACCTACTGGAGACCCGGAAGTGTTTGGTTCCCTTAAAGGGATTTACCATGAGCAGAATAGCAATATTCAGGTAACTACCGGTGATACAACTCAGGTTCGTACCAAGAAAATTCCAATGATTCTGTGCTTGTATGAAGATACCGCTCGTTTAGCTTTGGTAGTTGGTGACACTGTTACAATCAATGCCAAGACATTCAAAGTCACAGGTGTTGTGAATATCCAAGAGTGGAATCTCATCTCTGATATTTCATTGGAGGTGGTTGACAGTGGCGTTCCAGCTTAACTACAACGAAAGCACGTTGAAGAAAAATCTTGACAAGATGGGAACAAAGCTTGGTGCAGTTGTTTTGATGTATTCTGCTACCAAAGCGAGTGAACTTCAAAGCAAGATGAAATTGAATCGTCCTTGGACTGATAGGACCGGTATGGCAAAAGCTTTGCTGACTGCTAAAGTTTCTCAGCCAAGTCAAACTATTGTACGTATTACTCTTGCACATGGTGTTGAGTATGGTATTTGGTTGGAATTGGCACACGAGAAGAATTATGCTATTATCGCACCAACTGTCAGAGAAGAAGGTCCAAGAATTGTCGAGGACTTGGATAATCTGATGAGTAAGTTGAAACTGTGAGGTGATAAGCATGATTGATGCAAGTTTTCAGTATGCTGAATCCAGATGGCAGGACATTTTCCTCCATTTGAAGAAAGAAGGATTTGATGTATATTCTCCAGGCACAAAGGTTGGTGAATGCACCGAAGAATATATTGTTGTGAAGAATGACGGTTCGTCTAAACATCCAACGGTAAGTTCTGACAATGACCTGTATGCAGTTATGTGTTATGTGCCGAAAGAGAGTTACAGCAGACTTGAGCCGATGGTTCAGGAAGTTAAAAGTGCGATGAAGGGGTTGGAGCCTATGATTCTTCCTTATGGAAGTCAGACCCCGAGTTATTATGATGATAGCTATAAGGCTCACATGATTAGTATAGAATACAAGAACTATAAGAAAATCTGATGAAGGAGGATTTAACAATGGCTGTTAAGAAATCGAAAGCTGAGATTGCAACTATTGACTGTTGCCTTGTTACCATTGAAACCAATGATGGTGAATTTGGTTTTGACACTGCAAACAAGATTGAAGTTGAGCCTCAGATTGAAGAGCAGGATGCTGTTAAGCTGGTTGTAAAGGGTATTCTTCGTGCCCAGAAACCTAAGGTCAGCACCATCACAGGCAACGAAATCACCCTCACTGATAATGTGTTCAACCCTGAGCTTGTTCTTATTCTTCAGGGCGGTACTATTAAGTACGACCCCAACGACCAGACCACGATTATTGGTTACACTCCTCCTGTTGCCGGTTCTTCCGACAAGGGTGAAGTGTTTACGTTGAATGCATACTCTGCCCAGTACGATGCTTCTGGTCAGATTGTTCAGTACGAGAAAATTTCGTATCCTAATTGTCAGGGTGTTCCTGTTGCGTTTGGTTCTGAGGATGGTGTATTCCGTGTTCCTGAATATACCATTAACTCTGCGCCTGCAAATGGCGAAGCGCCTTATGACATCAACTATGTAGCTGAGCTTCCTACTCTTGAAGATTAAGGAAGATTAAGTAAATGAAAGGAAAAGTGAGAAGCATGGATAATAGCATGTATGGAAATAACAATGGAGTTGTGAATGGTCAGTTTGGCGGTAATATGGTACCGCAGCAGATGAATAATCAGGTTCAGCCTGTAAACTGCAATCAGCCGATGAATATTACTTCTTTTGCTGACCTGCAGTCTTATGCTGCCGGTACTGTTGTCCGTTTCCCTGATTTTGCGGAAGGTCAGCCTTTCGTTGCTCGTGTTCGTAGACCGAGTATGCTGGTGCTGGCTAAACAGGGCAAGATTCCTAATACCTTGCTGACTGCCGCAGGAGAGTTGTTCTCTAAAGGTGGTGCAGGTATGGATTCTGACAATGAGAATATGCTTGCTGATGTGTATGGCATTTGTGAGGTAATTGCTAAAGCAACCCTTATGCAGCCTACTTATGATGACATCATCAATGCAGGTATGGAGTTGTCCGATGACCAGATTATGGCTATCTTCAACTATACTCAGAATGGTGTAAAAGCCCTGGAATCCTTTCGTAAAGAGTAAGAAAATATTGAATGTGCTAGGGCTGGCAAATGTATATCGTTGCCGCCCTAGTTTACTGTTAGACATAACTGACCCTTACACAGCGTATTGTTTTGATGAAGCTTGCGCTTATATTACTCGTCAAATGGAAGACGGTAAGGAGCCAACTTTCAAACTCAAATTCAAGTCTTTCAAAGATTTGTACAAGCACTATACTGGATAAGTAAGGGAGGTGAGAGTTGTGGCCGTTGATGTTGGTTCTGCTGTTGGTTATCTTGACCTTGATATTTCTGGCTTTTTGGCAGGTTTAAGGTCGGCTCAAAGTGAAGCTGATACAGCAAGCAAGAATATCGCAACAAAAATTGGAAACAATCTTTCCAGTGCAGGTAAGAGCTTGACTTCTGCAGGTTCGACTCTTACCAAAAGCGTGACAGTGCCGATTGTTGGTGCCGGAACAGCTGTGGTGAAATTGTCTTCTGACTTTGAATCCGCAATGTCTAAGGTATCTGCAATTTCTGGTGCTACAGGTTCAGACCTTGACGCATTAAATCAAAAAGCCCAGGAAATGGGTGCAAAAACAAAGTTCAGTGCAACTGAATCAGCCGAGGCATTTACATATATGGCTATGGCAGGTTGGAAAACCGAAGATATGCTGCAAGGTATTGACGGTATTATGGCTCTTGCTGCAGCTGATGGTTTGGACTTAGCTACAACATCTGATATTGTAACTGATGCGCTCACTGCGTTTGGTTTGAGTGCAAGTGATTCTGGTCATTTTGCTGATGTTCTTGCGAAAGCAGCATCCAACGCGAATACAAACGTAACGTTACTCGGTGAATCTTTTAAGTATGCAGCCCCTGTTGCTGGTGCTTTAGGATATTCTGCAGAAGATACTGCAATTGCCCTTGGTCTTATGGCTAATGCCGGTATTAAGGGTTCTCAAGGTGGTACAGCTCTTCGTAGTTCTTTGTCGAGATTGATTAAGCCTACAGATGATGCAGCTGCTTTGATGGAGAAGTATGGTTTGTCTATGACTAACGCCGATGGCTCAATGAAGAGCCTTGGTCAGGTTATGGATATGCTTCGCAATAATATGGGTGACCTGACTGAAGCTGAACAAGCTCAAGCAGCTGCTACGTTGTTTGGTCAGGAAGCTATGTCTGGCATGCTGTCGATTATCAATGCATCCGATAAGGATTATGAGAAATTGACGAGTGCTATTTATGATGCAGATGGTGCAGCACAAGAAATGGCCGACACAATGTTGGATAACCTTGGTGGTCAGTTAACGTTGCTTAAGTCTGCACTGGAAGGACTTGCTATTCAGTTCGGTGAGATTTTATTTCCGTATATTAAGCAGTTTGTGACTTGGCTTCAGAATCTTACGCAAAAGCTACAGAATCTGACACCCGAGCAAAAGGAACAAATTGTTAAGTGGGCAGCAGTCGCTGCATCAATAGGACCGGTGTTGCTTGTTGTTGGTAAACTTGTGACAGGCATTGGTGGTTTGATTACTACACTTGGAAAAATTCCTGGTGCTGTTTCGTCTATCTCTGGCGGAATGACCAAGCTTGTAACTGGTTTTAAGAACATTGGTGAGGGTATCACACTTGCAAAAGCTGGGTTCCCTGGAATGGCAGCTCAAGCATCTAAACTTGGTGCAGCTATTGGTGGCATTACGGCACCTGTTGCAGCTGTTATTGCAATTATTGCAGCTTTGGTTGCTGCATTTGCTACATTGTGGAAAACCAATGAGGAATTCCGCAATAAGATGACGAGTATCTGGAATGAGATTAAGGAAACTGTAGGTGGATTCTGTGATGGAATTGTTGAGCGAATCAATTCGCTTGGCTTTGACTTCAAAAACATTACCGAAGTTCTTTGGTCTATTTGGAAAGGTTTTTGTGACCTACTTGCTCCTGTGTTTACAGGTGTATTCCAGTATATTGCAGATACGATTGGTGTTGTGCTTGATGTAATTCTTGGCATTTTCGATGTATTTATTTCTATCTTCAAAGGAGATTGGGAAGGTGCATGGGAAGCCGTTAAGGGCATTTTCTTGTCTGTATGGAATTACATTAAAGACTGGTTCACGAATATCCTTAACACTATCGGTGGTGTGTTGGATGCAGTTTGTGGCTGGTTTGGTACGACATGGGAAAATACATGGAACAACATTAAGCAGTTCTTCATCGATATTTGGAATGGAATCGTCAACTTCTTCTCGAATGTGATTAGTTCCATTAAGATGGCAGTGTCCAATTTCATTACGACGATTGTAAACTTCTTTGCTCAGCTTCCTACGAACATTGCTAACTTCATCACGAATGCATATAATTCTGTGGTGACCTGGGTGTCCAATATGATTGCGAAAGCAAGGGAAATGGGACAAAACTTCCTGAATGCAGTCGTTGAGTTTTTTACGAATCTGCCGTATAAGGTTGGTTACTTTATCGGTAACACATTGACGAATGTTGTTTTGTGGGCATCTAACATGGTGACCAAAGCTCGTGAAATGGGTACCAATTTCCTGAATAATGTTGTGGCATTCTTTACGCAGCTTCCTGGTAAGGTACTTCAGTTTATTACGAGTGCTTTGAATAACGTTCAGACATGGGCGACCAATATGGCAAACAAAGCTCGTGAGATGGGAACGAACTTCATTAACAATGTGGTAAGTTTCTTCACGCAGTTGCCTGGTAAAATTCAGCAGTTCCTGTCGAGTGCATTGACAAATGTACAAAACTGGGCTACGAATATTGCTAATAAGGCAAGAGAGGCTGCTACCAACTTCCTGAACAATGTGGTCAATACGATTACTCAGCTCCCTGGAAAGATTAAGTTGTACCTTGATAGCGCAATCACGAATCTGACTACCTGGGTAACTCAGATGGGCCAGAAAGGTAAGGAAGCGGTCAATTCGTTGATTAGCAATGTAACCTCTGCTGCAAGTGGTATCGCGAGCAAGGTTGCATCTATCGGTTCTGACATCGTGTCTGGTGTTTGGAATGGTATCAAAAATGCAGCCGGTTGGTTTACAAGCCAAGTTAAGAGCTTCTTCTCTGGTATTGTTGATGGTGTTAAAGATGCATTGGGTATTGGTTCGCCTTCCAAGGTATTTAGAGATGAGGTTGGTCGTTGGTTGCCGCCTGGCGTGGCACAAGGTTTTGAAGCTGCATTACCTGCGGCTATGAAGACAATGCAAAAAGACCTCGACAAGGGAATTGGTGGTCTGGAAACTGATGATGTATCTGTTGGTGCAAATGTTACAGTTTCAAGTTTTGCCGATAAGCTCAAGTCGATTTATGGTGATGTTGCATTGTGGTTTGAGTCCATTGAAATGCGTATTGGTAACTCTGTTTCTAAGATGATGGAATCTCTGAGTATGCTGATTGATGCAGGCCAGATGGTTGTGAATTCTGATGGAACATTAGGATATATTGGTTATAACGGCTTTACTAAGACCGGTGGGTCTGAGAAATATGTGGACCGTGGTGATTCGAATAATCCTACTTCTGGTGGTGGCGATACATTTATCTTCAATAGTCCTAAGGCAATTGATGAGATTGAAGCTGCTAAACAGATGAAGAAGACCAAGCAAGATATGGCTGAAGGATTCTAAAGAAAGGAGTGGTGAGTGTGGTTGAAGGAATCAAGCTCCAAAACGTAGAGACCAGAGCAATTCTTACGCTCGATATGGTATCTACTCCGGATTACGTACTTAATTCTGTGGACTGGGGTGCCGTCGAAAGCACCCACCACTCCTATAAGTACGTAAATCAGATTGGTGTTTATGTAACAGGCACCAGTTTGGAAACAAGGTCTGTTGATATTTCTGGTTGGGTTATCGCAAGTACCGAAAGGGAAATGACCAATCGTAAGACTATACTCAATAGATTCTTTAATCCGCAGCAGGCA